TGCTAATAATTGTTGGGCCTCATTATATAATCCAATTGTAGTTACATAAGGTTGAAAATAAGAACCTGTTGCAAAATCGTAAACATATTGGGATGGTGTATAGAATGTTCCTATTGAACTTGAATTAGCTGTACTTCCTGATGTTATTGAGGGGTTTTGGCTAAAGTTAAATTCATTTTCTCTAGCAGTACATTTGTATTGAGTTTCATAAATTGTAAGAGAAGATGAAAATGAACAGGTTACGTTTGAAGATGTTACAAAATTTTCTATAGTAAGATTATTAGGAGTTCCACCATAAGTTGAAATTCCATATACTCCATTTCCATAAGTACTATTTGCCGCTCCTACTTTATTATTAGTTAATATTGCTAATCCTTGTCCATAAAATATATTTCCTATGATTTGCTGAGAACTAGATAATATTAAATTACCTTGTCCATCATCATAAATTGAACCACTATCTGCTATCCATTTAAAAGAATTAGGTTGAATATAATTTCCATAAACACCTGTAGGAATAGATAAAACACCTATTTCTGAATTTTCAGTTAAAGGAAAATATTTAGCAAAAGTTAAATCTGTTTGAGGATAATTATAAAATCGTCCAGCAGATGTAGCAGGACCAGTTAAAACATCTCCTTCAAGAGTTTTACCATAAACTATACTAGCTGTTGCTACAGGAGAACCATAACTAGAGGTAGCGTTTGAGTAATTAGAATAAAATAATTCTTGAATAGAATCGTAAACTAATCGTTGGTATTGAGGAGATATCTGTCCTGTTTGAGGATCAGTGTTTGGATTAAATAATGAACTAGTGTTTAATCCTAAAAATCTATCAATACCAACATTAGACCCAGTTAAAGCAGCCGCCCCTTGAAAATTAAACGATTTGTTTAACTCAAGAGGAGTAACTACTATATCTGAAGATAAAAATTGTTTGAAAGCACCCATTCATTTTAGAAATCAAGTTTAACTCTAACAAGAGCTTCTTTGGTAAAATCTTTAGTTAATGGTCTTGATAATTTAGCTACTGCTAATAATTGGTTAGTATCATTGTATAAACCAATAGTAGTAATGAATACTTGAGGGTTATTAATAAATTGAGGATACAAAACAGCTCCAGTTGAACCTGAAATAAATGATGGGTTTTCTGAATAGTTAAATTCTGAGCTTCTAGGTCTTACAAATATAAAATCTGAAGTAATAGTTTCTTGTGAATTTAAAGTAAATCCTGTTGAACCACTAATTGCTTGAAACATTGAAAAATTAGCATTTGTTGCTGGAGAGTATGTAGCTGAACCAGTAGCATTAGAACCACTCCAACGGAAACCAATACCTCCAGAAGCTAAAGAACCAGATAATGCTAATGGGTTCAAAATAATAGTTCCAATATCAGGTAATAACCAACCATAAGATCCAGATGCTAAAGAATATCCATTAGCGTTTACACTAGTGTTGATAGCTCCTGCCGAACCAGATACTAATTGAAATATTCTACCGGCTTCAGTAAATTGTACTGCTAAACCGTTTGTTGAATATAAACTACTATTATCCGTTAATGAAATAGATCCTAAAGTACCTGATAAATTTAATGTTAAAGAACCTAAGAATAAGGAATCTTTATAACAAGCTCTTTCAATTGGTAAGGCAAAAAATTCTGACGATGTAATGTTCCCAAAAACAAAATTAGTAGTTTCGTCTCCAATTACTAAGTCTTGCCATTGACCAAAAATAGTACTTGTAGGAGATAAACCATTAACTGCTGTGTTATAAACAGCACTACCGCTTCCTTGTCCATTACCATAAGCAATAGCAAACTGAACAGATTGTGTAGTAGCTGAATTAAATAAGTTTAAATAATAATTTCCTGAACTTCCATTGGCTTGAACAGAAGAAGTAAAGAATGTAGTTAATTTTGGTGCGTTTGTAGTCCAACATGTAGAGGATATAGCTTCAGAGCTTACTACAAAATCATCGACTTCTAATCTTTTATATGACATTTTTTATGTATTATTATTTAGTTATAGTTACAGGAACAGTTACACGAGCACCACTATCATTACCTACTACAGTTAATGTAGCTGATAATTGGGAAGCTGAGTTGAACAATGTATTAACAGTTGTGGCTGTCATATTAATTACAGTACCAACAACTGTTTTAGAAACACTAGTTCCTATAGTTGTAGTTTGGTTTGTTATATTTAAAGCAGTTACTGCAGGGGTATTAACACCAACACCTTCAAAGTTATTAAGTACCCTAATATCTGAGATAGTAGCTGTATAACCAGATGGTTCAACTGTAGTTCCTCCTAAATAATTTAATGTTTGAGGTTTTAAAGCTAATGAAGCACCTTGTGGTAATGAAATTGATGGATAACCAATATTTAAAATTGGTAAGAGATTAGTTCCACGAGGTAAAGTTATTAACTTATATTTCATAGACTGTTGTGTTTGTGGAAATGCCTCTAATAAAGGCATATTTACAATAGCTTGTCCGTAATAAGCAGAACCTGAAGGGTGTGTTGGATTGTACAAAGTATAATCAATCTCATCATCTGCTAATGCAAATTGAGTGATTCTAAATTGTCCATCTTGTTGAGCGAGTAATTGGCGACCTGTATCTGTTAAGATAGCATCTACGGTTACTACAGTATTATTTAAATATCCCATGTTTTTATTTTATTATAAATATATTAAATTAATCCTTTGTTTGTTAAATTTTCGATTATTGTCGGTAAGTTTTTATTAAGTAATGGAGAAGGGTATTTAGGCAATATAAGTCCAGCCCCCATTACATTACTAGGTGAGTTAATTATTAAATTATTTATTGAAGGAATCCATCTTCTTATAGCAAAATAATTTACATCTACAGCTGTTGTGTCTACAGGTTGTTGGAGGTATATCTCAAATAATCCTGTAGATCTATCAAATGAAGAAGATATAATAGTAGCAACTATAGTTTCATTTCCTTCAAATCTAATTTCATCATATGGTTGAAAAGATAAAGCTACAGGAGCATCAAATCCACTACCTGTACCATTAGATACTGGTGGTGGTGTTTGTTGATAAGAACCATATAAAGGTCCTAAAGAAGAATTTGAAGTTAATACAGAGGTAATTACACTGCTAGTTGTAAAATAAGGTTTATTTATTGTTTGAGAACCTGTAATAGGAACAATAGTCCAAGTATCTCCAAATGTGCTTATATTTTTAACACCAGGATTTATAACAAAATAATATACTGATCCTGAATTTAAAAAAAGACTTGATGATATTGTTATAGTAGCTGTTGAACTCGGCCCAATTGTTTTTATTTCTTGTGCTATTGGAATACCGTTTTCTAATAAACTAATTGTAGTTGTTGTATTTCCTGTAGGGGTATTAGTAACAACAAAAGAAGCACTAAGAGAAGCTCTTACTGGGGATGTTGTTTGAATAGTGTATGTATTAGGATTTATAGGAGCAACATTATTATTAAATCCTTTAGCTTGATCTAAAATAATACTACTAAAACTAGCAGTTACTATAGTTCCTCCAGTTATAGAACTTCCAGCGTTTATAACACTAAGACCATAGGGTTGAGTATATAAACCAGGAACAATATTAAAATTTAAACTAGCATAAGAACCACTAACTAAATAATCATTACCTAATGAACCTGTATCTGAATATAAAATCATATTAGATACCACTGCGGGTTTATAAACAGTAAATTCAGATTTAGCTAAAGTTGTATTATTTGTTGGAGATAAAACAACTGTTGTTCCTGAACCAAAAGCATCTAAAAGACTAGGTAAATAAGCTGAGCTAGAAGGATCCGGTTTAATTACATTACCTACCTCATCAACTAAATACGCGATGGAATAATTACCACTACCTGATCTTTCAGCTAATGTATTTCCACCACCTAAAGAATAAGCAAAATATGAAGTTAATTGTTCTACAGCAGGTAATTTACTTCCTGAAAGAACATTAATATCAGGAGATGTATTTTCACAGCCGTTATATCTTGGATTGGCTATACGAGCAGTTGTATAATTTGAATCCGGTACAGAAGCTCTAGTAGCACTACCACTTAAAATTGATTGTTCATTAGTTGCTATAATATAATCAGAATTAAAATCAGCAATCATATATTTATTGCTTGGTCTATTTACTTGAACATCTCCGGCAACTACTAAGCAATCTTGATCAATATAAGATTCATAGATAGTAAAATTAGTTATACTAAATCCTGTGCTTGAAACTCCTATAGCTTTAAAAGTAAGAGGAGCAAAAATTTTACTTATTTCAAATTTATCTACATTTAAATTTCCTCCTGCTAATATTGTAGGACTAGTATATAAAACATCATTACTATTTCCAGCATTCCAAAGTTGTAAATTTCCAGATGATATTCCATTTACTTCTGTAATAGTAAAAGATAAATAATAAGTTTTATCAAAATCTAAATCATAATTTCTAAAATAATCTCCTGCCGAGTTAGGGTTTATATTAGAAAAAAGTGAAGCTGTAGTATATACTTGAACTATTTCAACATTACAATCATTTAATTTTCCATAATTATCCACTACTAAACCTGATCCGCTTAATTGACCATTAAAAAATTCGGTTTGTGAATCTTGAGTAAACGATACAGGACCATATAAGGAAGGTGAAGAACCTATCCAACTTTGAGTTATATTTACTACTCCTGGATATTCTAAAAAAGAAGCTGTTTGTCCAAATAATTCAGGCATTGAACCTCCATTAGAACCTGTTATAAAACCAGATTTAATAGAACCTGTAATAGTTAAATCTTCAACTACATAAGGAATACCTATTGAATTAGATCCTGATCCTATAAAAGCAATAGAAGATGAAGGACTAACTTGAGGTACAGGGTATCTATTTCTATCAATTAATGTGTTTTTAATTACAATACCCGCAGCTAAAGATGCTCTAGCTGGAGTAAAATCTTGAATCATTTTGAATAATGAGTTATCAAAAAACTCAATTAATCTAATATAATCAAATTCTTGGTAGTTTGAAGTATATTTAGCAAAATATGCTTCTCTAATAGCATCTAAGGCAGGATATGTTTCAGCAGAAGATGATTGGAATCTAGGATCTCCAATTACTTCTCCTATATTAAAATATCCTAAAGTAGAATTTATATCCTCATTTATTTCATTCTGAGGTGAAAATGCTATTTCAATGTAATCAATATCTCTAGTATAACTAGAACTTATTGCCGGAAATTGTTGAACTGAAATAAAAGGGGATAATACATTAGCATTAGGAATATTAGAATCACTACTGCTATAGGGTAAAACAATATTTTGTTGTTTTATTTTATCCGAAATTGCGTTTTGAATACCTGCTGGTACTTGATCAAAGTAGAATATTTCTGTATTTGGTTCCCAAACATAACTTCCACTTAAATAAAAATTACTAGTTCCAACAAATGAAGGAATAGTTGTCCAAGAGCCTGTTATTCTAGGATGAATAGAAACAGAAGCAGTATATAATTCTCCACCTAAAGCTGCTCTAAAAGCTAAATAATCACTATTCTCAATAGAATAAGGATTCATTACATAAGCATTAAAATTAGTTTCAGGTAAAAATTCAGGATAGTACCTAATTTCTTGAAATGAACCAGAGAATTTTTTACCAGATAATGAAGATGATATACCAAAATAAGATTTAATACTATCACTCCAATTAGTAACAGCTGTTGTTACAGAAGAAGAGGCTTGCCATCCAATGATATTTCCATCTTCACCATCATAATTTTTATTTTTAGCATATAAAGTATAACTTCCAGTAATTTTATTTACTAAAATTGACCACCAACCTCCATCATAAAAAGGTAAATAAACGCTTGCTGAATTTGATGGAGTTAAAGGATCAGGAATAAGATCTAATTTAGCAAATTGATAATATGGGTTAACAGGATCCGCACTGCTAGATATTAAAGATGAAGTTGTATATCCTGAACCTGTATATTTTAATGTAAGTTTGACATTTTCATTTGTTTCCCATAAACTTTGGGAAGCAATACTTGATGTATTAAAAGGTAAACCATCTGTTTTAAATCTAAATTCAACGGCTTGAGGTCTATTAGCACTAGCATTCCATAAAGTATTTAATACAAAAGAAGAACTAATATATGAAGAACCACTTGAGTAAAAAGCATAATTAAACTCATCTTGCCAGTTATCATAACTATTAAGGTTTCTATCTTTACCTCCAAATTCATTAATCCTTAAAATAGTATCTGGGATTCCAAAAGTAGTAATTAAATCTCTTAAACCAGCTACTGATCCTTTTTTCTTTAATAATAAAGGTAAGTTATGATAAATACGTTTATATTGTTCTTTATTAATATCGTCTGTAGGATATAATGAAGATGTTAAAGAAGCAGTAACATAATTTGTAATATATTCTAAACCTGATCCTGAAGGGACAGGGAATTGAGTAGTAGTATATGGTAAATTATATAGACTACCTGAAGGGGTTAATCCTAATAATGCTTGGTAAAGATCATTAGATGAAAAATTATTTTGATAAATAGTTATACCTAAATCTCTTAAAATATCTGCTACTAAATCTTTTGATACACCATAAGTTAATCTATTATCAGCATCAAATTTTGTGGTAACGTTTTGTAAATAAACAAAAATATTATCAAACAATTGACCAATCATTTCAACAAATAATATAAATTGGTCATTACTGCTATCCTCAGTTATATAAGAAGGTATAGCTAAAGTTAAAGCATTATTATTTTGTAAATCATAATCCTCAGCTACTATTAGTTGAGAATTTAACCATGTTTGAGCTGCTATTGAACTTGTAGTAGCATTTACATAAGGTGGGTTACTGTTAGTTTTAGGCCAACAAGCTGAACCCGAATCAAAATAAAGGAAATATTCATAATCATCAAAAGTAGTAATTACTTCATTAATTTTAGCTTGCCATATAGTATTACTTGAAGAAACATAATATGAACCACTTGATGAATTATTTGAAAAACTAGCACTATAATTATATTGTTCTAATTGTGATATTTTATAATAAAAATTTTCTAATCTTACTTGAGCATTAGAAAAATGAATAAAATTAGAATAATCAGAATAATCAACATTAATACTAATTCCGGGTTGGACTAGTAAGCTATTTAATTGATATTGTAAACTTCCTGTTCCTTGAGAATAAGAACCAGAAGTTTGTTTTAATGTATTATAATTAATATATGCGGTAGAATTATTTATTTTGTCTAATGCATCTAAATTATAATTAGGACCTGCTAATGTTATATTATTTTCCTCAACATCAAATATAAAAGAAATATCTACATTATAAGCAACAGTATTAGCTATTTGAATTACTGACCAACATTGAGAATTTAAAGAAAATTGTTGAGGTAATGGTTCATACAATTTAATAAAAACTGTTGGATTGTTAGGGTTTGTAGTGTCTAATAAAGCGTTATTAGCAATAATTAAATCATTACTACCAAAATCTAAATAGAAATCATAATAACTTCCTGTTGAATTAGTAATATTATTTATTAATTCAGTTGCAGAAGAAATTACTAAAGTATTAGGAATAGAAGTTGTATCTAATCTAACCTCAGTTCTATCAGAACTAATTTCTGAGATATAGTAAGTATTAAACGAATCCGAAGCTAATTTAGGACTTAAAAAATTATAAACAGTATTATATTGTCCTTCTGTAAATCCATAATTTATTAAATCAGCTCCAGGATCAAGAGTTAAAACATTATTATCACTATCTAAATTATATCCATAAAAATTACTTACATTTTCATAAACTATTTGATTATTTAAATCATAAACAAAAAATTCTACAGTATCTGTTTGGGGATTAAAGGAGGATTGTGTTTCTAAAAAAGTAATAAGGGAAGTATCCGAGGTTGAATATTCTTGAAACTCAAAAGTAATTGGATTAATTGATGATATATTAATGATTTCAGCCATTATCTGCTTCCTGTTATTTGTGAAATTATTTGTTGTTGTAAGTCTAAATTTTCTTGTCTTAATTGAGTAACTTCATCAACTAATGCTTGGATTGTATCATCTGTAGGAGTTGTAGAACCAATATAAGCACCACTAGTTATTACAAGGTACTCATGAGAATTTACTTCTCCAAGTTTAGGTATTTGAAAAAATAAATCTTGATAGTATTGAAAAAATTGGTCTACAGTTATTACAGGTAATGAAGCAGATAGGGAAGAAGAGACATTAACTAATTGAGTAAAAGAAGTATCAATAACCTTTTCATATTGGGTTTTACTATAAACTGTTTTACTTAAGTTTACTTGTTCTGCCATTATCCATTAATTACTTTAAAGTAGTATTGGTCATTAAATACAATTGTTGAACCATCAACTGTAGTTTGGATTAATATAGTATAATATCTTTCAGGTTGAAGGAAATTCATATACATATCAAAATAACTTGATGAAGCATCAGCACTTAATTGAGTATATTTAGAATCAAAATCAACAATATATTCATTAGTTTCTAAATCTTTAACAGCATAACAAGATGAGCCAGAGGGTAAATAATAATTATTTAAATAAACAGATGCTGTCTGCCATAATTGAATAGGATATTCAGGTCTAGCATTTACTCTAAACCTATTTATACTAGCACTATAAAATACTCCTGGATTTTGGGCTAAAGTAATTGTAGCAGGTAATGTATTTAATACTGGAATATTTGAACTAGTAACATATGTGAAATCTTCCCAACTAATTTGTAAAGCCGGAGGATAAATTGTATTAGTATCGACAGAAAAATATTTTAATTCTGGTTGATAATTTTTGTTGTATACAAATTCTAATTCTTGTTTTAAAAGAAATCCATAATTAGGTAAAGCATTAGGAAATGTAGAAGAAGTAGTCCATGCTCTTACAGTATTAGTTACATCTAAATTAAGATCTTTATTTGTTCTATATGAAAAAGTAACAGATGAAGAATATTGAGAGCCTGTATACCAAACACCACCACCCACTGGAACTGCTGTAGAAGAGGTATAAGAAGCTGTGGCTCCAACAGGATATTGAAAACCATTGGCTGGTATTTGCCATAAATTACTTCCTGAGTATCCAGCCCATATCCAACTACAACCATCAGTAGAAATAGGTTCATCTAAATAATGTCCTGTTCCCATATCCCAATCTTGAGCTAATGGATAGCATTCAATAGAAGAAGTAGTTGCTAAACCAGTAACTGTAGAAACAAAACATTGTAATTTAGCATTCCAACTTCCACTATTATAAGTAGCATCAGACATAGGTCCAAAAGCTGCCGCTAAATCTTCTTGAGCAAACTTTATTAAAAATCTACTTGTTTGTGGGTTAGGTTGTGAATACGCAAATGTAGTAAGGGTAGCTTCTACAATTTCATCTAACCCTGTATTCATGTTTGGGAATAATGAATATAAGGTAGCGTCTTTTTCGGGGAATATTTTAAATACTGCCATTTTGTTTTATTATAAAGGTACTACCCTTCCTTGAATATCTTGGTTAGGATATTTAACTTCAAAAATACTAGGATCTAATGAAGGATAAATTACATTATTAGCTGTGGCTGATGGTATAGAATAAGCATATTTACTATATCCTAAATTTTCTCCTACTAAGTTTGTAATATTAATTGTTTTAACTGTTTGAACTCCTTCAATTTTATCTAAAAGTATATAAATATCTCTTAAAATAATAGGTTGATTAATTTGCCAATTATCTATTCTAAAATAATCTTGTAAAGCAGCAATACAACTTGTTAATACTTGATTACTATTGTAATTAGGTAATATAATAATATCAAAATTAATCCCAATATTAATAATAAATCCGTCTTTAATATTAACAGAATCATTAACCATTCTATATTGAGATAAGTATGTAGTAACGTTTTGTTTTAAAGCGGGGGATGCTGTGGTTAATTGATTATTTACGTTATATGACAACACATACAAGTCTAATACGGATTGAGATTCGCCTGCTGATATAGATTGTGCTTTAGTAGGTTCAATATATGCTTTTGAAATAACTCCAAATTTAGCAGGCATTGAAAGTGTTCTTACTAAATAATCATTTTGAGTTACATTTCGTAATTGTGTAGAAAAATTAGCAGATGAATTTTGTCTAATTTCCTCTATTGTATCTCCATCTCCACCCCCATCAGCTGATGCGGGATTACTTACTGCTAAACTAGAAAGTACATAATTAGCAGCAGATGTAGCTAAATTATTATTTAAGAAAGTTGTTGTAGCGTTTAAATTATTTAAACTATTAGCAGGAACATTAGATACAACCCCACCACCTGTTAAATATCTAACAGTTAATGTTGTTTGAGACGGAGCAATACCATAAGTTTTAGTAAATAGAAAATTTTCTGGAGAGTAAGCTGTTGTAAGCTTAGATAATTCAAAAGGTAAACCAATACCTACATTATTAGGATTAGGAATGATTTGTTCATCAGTATCATTAGCAGTTCCTGCTCCAAATTGTAATTGTAAGGAACCTGTAGTAATAACACGAGAAGCAAATCGTCGTTGAATTTTTTCTAATTTTAATAAATAAGGAGTATCTCCTGAGTATTGGGATAAATTAGGATCATTTATATTAGTATTTTTAATTGAATCATATACCATTTCTTGACCTAAATAATCCACCTCATACCATTTATTTCCATCTGTATCAGTAATATCTAATACTCCTACAATTCTGTCCGCATTAATATCTACTGTGGAAAATTGAACTGGAGTTCCAAAGCTGAATTCAGTTGTATTAATAGTTGATGAAATTGCTTTTCTTGATTTCTTTAAAAGAAAATATACAGGATCTCCAGAGTTATTTACTTCATAAACTGTTACTTCTGTAGGGTCACCTGAACTAGAAACTGAAAAATCAATTGGATCTTGTATTAAAAAAGATATATTAGGAGAGGTACTTGTAGTAACAGTCGCATTTTCTTGTATTAATAAAGAATAATTAAAATCAGGTGTAATGTTAGGAACACTTCCAATAGCTGGTACTTGTTGGTAAAAATCTACATAAGTAGTAGCAACTTGAGTTACATTTGGTTTATAACCAAACATATAAGCTAACTCATATAAATTATTAGGTTGTCTAGCATATTGTAAAAAATTCTCTTGAATTTGATTATCTAAATAAAATGATAAAACATCACCTACATAAGCAGCCATTTCCATAAACATCATACCCGGAGAAGTAGGACTAAAATCGGTATATGTTGTTGGGAAGTATGTTTTAGCATAATCAATAAGACTTGCTCTTAACTCCGTAAAGTCTCTATTGATGTATTGTATATTTCTTTTGGTTGCCATTATGCGAATGTAATATTAATGTTATCTGATATTCCTGTATTAATTATGTTATAAGTTAATGCTACTGATATTTGATTTTCATCTGTTATAAAATCAATATTTAAACTATCTACATTAACATTAGGGAAATAAGTTTTTAATTGAGACTGTATATCAGATTTTAATCCTTCAGTGTTACCATTAGTTATTTGTTGAAAAATAAATGCTCTTAAATTTCCGCCAAAGTTAGGATTTAAATATCTTTCAGTTTTATTTGTTAAAAAATAATTTAACAAATTATATTTAATAGCATCTTTAGTGGTATAAGTAGAATTAAATACAGCAGGAGCATTAAAAGGTAATCCCACCCCAACAGCTGTGCCAGGTTTAAAATCTACTGGGAATATTTTCTTTGCTCCAAATGCCATTATTTATTCATTAAAGCCATTATTTGGTCTAATCCAACACTACCTTCAGGCAGTGCTCCATTAACACTATCTACAGGTCCGTTCGATTGAAAATTACCGGCGTAAGCAGTGGTTGCTGCTCCTCCACCTTGCATTTCTTCCAAAATACCTCCAAACATTGCTTGTCTTTCTTGAGGAGTTAATTGTTTTGGTTTTGATAAATGTGGTTGTGCGTAAGTGTCTCTAAGTGACTCCGTAACAATTGTTTTAGGGGCACGAACAGCTTCCAATAGGATATCTTTTAATTCCTCTTGAATAGCTTCCCTTACTGCCTCTTTAATAATTTTTTTAAAATCTGATGGTTTCATTGTTTATAAATATTAAGTTAATAAGCTTTTAAATTGTCTCTGTCGATTA